CGCCCGCCGCCTGAGTTCCCGTTTTACCGCGAGACCCGTCGACCTTCGGCGGGTCTTTTTGCTGCCCCGCGAAGGAGCATCCGTGAGCACAACCACCTACACCTACGCGTGGGCGCCCATCACCAAGGTCGAGGATCAGCCCGATGGCACGGTCATGGTCTACGGCCCGATGACCGATGCGGGGCTGGATCGCGACAGGCAGGGCATGAATCAGGCCTGGCTCGACAGCGCCGTGCCCGCCTGGATGAAGGAAGCGGGCAACGTCCGAGAGCAGCACGACTCTAAGCGGGCCGTGGGCGTCGGCGTTCAGCTCGACCGCCGGTCAGACGGAGTGTTCGACCTCGGCTCGCATGTGGTGGACCCGGTGGCCGTGGCCAAGGTGAAGGCCGGCGTGCTCAAGGGCTACTCGGTTGGGATCAAGGACCCGCAGATCAACCTCGGAAAGTCCGAGTTCCCGGCGGGGGAGATCATCGGCGGCTCGATCGTCGAGGTGTCTCTTGTGGACCGGCCGGCCAACCCGCGAACGATGTTCACGATGGTCAAGGCCGATGCGGCCGGCGAGCTGGAAGAGGTTGAGGAGCCCGAGGTGGAGGAGATCGAAGAGGCCGGCGAGGAAGAGGTCGAGGAGGTCGAAGAGGTCGACGACACCCAGGCCGGCGCCGACGCGGCAGCCGAGGCCACCGTCTCCGAGGATGTGGCCGTCAAGCTTGACCAGGCGCTGGCCCAGCTGACTGCGATCAAGGCTTCGCTTGTGCGACCCGCCGGGCAGATATCGAAAGCTGACAAACCGTCGGATGTGGCTGCTATGGTGGCTGCAGCAGTTGCAGAGGCCACAGCCCCGCTGAAAGACGAGCTGATGCTCGTGAAGGCGGACTTGGCGAAGGTGACCGCGATGCCCGTGCCTGGAGGCCCGGTCGCGATGCGTACCGCATCGCAGACCCAGGCGGCGCGGGGCGCCGATCGTCTCACCTTGCTCGCCCAGGCTGACGACTACAAGGCCAAAGCCGACCAGCACCGTGATGACCCGTCGCTCGCCGCCGGGTACCGCGAGAAGGCTGCCGAGCTGATCGCCAAAGCCGACGCCTGAGGCCATCGCCTCAAAGGACAGCACCATGCCTCTTGCCCAGCCGAAGGTCGACGAACTGTTCGCCGGCCAGCAGCTCACCCCATCCCAGCGCGCCGAGCGCTACGACGAGTACATGGCCAAGCTCGCCACCCCCAAGGTTGCCAAGCTTGACCGCGGCTTCCCGCACATGCAGGGCGACGGCGCCCACGGCCTGGACTTTTCCGAGGCCGGCGCACTGGCTGGATCCCGCAGCCCGCTGTCGATCCTTCAGGCGTCGATGGCGACACCGGAACTGACCAAGGCCCTGTCGCCCAGCGACCTCGCGTCGGTCGTGTCGGCGCTGGACGCGATGAAGGCCCAGATCCCGGACCTGACCAAGGACATCACCACCTCCTCGCCGGTCTCGGCTGGTCTGGTGGCGTTCGACCTCGAGGCCCCGGCGAAGATGCTCACGCCGCGGCCCACACCGCTGCGCAACATGATCCCCCGCGACCGGGGTGTGGGCCTGTCCCACCTCTACAAGCGGATCACCGGCTTCTCCGGTACTGGTACCGGTGGCGTTGGCGTGGCCCGCCCGGGCATCGTCGACACGACGCAGACCGACTTCAAGATGTCGGGTGCTTCCAACTCGATCTTCTGGGGTCGTGGCCAGAAGATCTCCTACGCCGGTGACACGATCACCGTGCCCTACGTCCAGTTCTCCCTCAGCGACGAGGTGAACTGGTCGGCCCAGTTCGCTGGCCAGGGCTACCAGGACGTCCGGGCGCTGTCCCGCAACGCCCTGCTCTGGGCGTCGATGCTGGCCGAGGAGCGGATCCTGCTCAACGGCCGCGGCACCGGCTCCGGCTACGCGGGCATCCTCGCCGCGCCGACGGCGGGCACCAACACCGACCGTGCGGCAGTGACCGGCGAGACCGGCATCACCAACGCGTCGGCCAACCTGTACGTGCGCATCGTCGCCGAGATGGGCGACCTGGGCGTGTCCCAGGCCACCGCCGCATCTGGCGCCGTGGCGTTCACGCAGGGCCACGTCGTTGACGTGACCTACACCCTGCCGGCCGGTGCGACCGGCGCCCGCGTCTTCATCTCCTCGGCCGCTGGCGCGGACCCTGGCGACGCTGCCCGGTTCCTGTACACGTTCACCGGTGGTGGTGTCTACGGTGGCCGTTCCGGCTACAACAAGATCACCATCCAGGGGACATTGCCGGCCTCCGGCACGGTCCCGACCGCATGGCCGCTCACGGCTGGTGGTACGGCCAACCTGACCGCGGCCGACGGTGGCTCTGCGGTGGCGGCCGAGTACGACGGCATCCACGCCTACGCCAACGGGTCGACGACCGGCTACCGCGCGGCGCTCAACACCACCTTCTCAACGAGCAACCCGGGCATCGAGTACCAGCGGGCGTTCGCGTCGCTGTTCGACTCGGTGAAGGCCGAGCCGGACCGGATCATCATGGCCGCGGCGGACCGGGTGCAGCTCTCCGACGCGATCAAGGGTTCGTCGAACAGCAACTACCAGATCAAGCTCACCCAGGACGATGTGTCCGGGTACACGCTCGGTTCGGTTGCGACGGCGATCCTCAACGAGTCGATCGGCAAGATCTGCGACCTGATGGTTCACCCCTGGTACAAGCAGGGCAACTCGATCGTCATGTCGGACAACCTGCCGATCCCGGACAGCAACGTGCCGTCCGTGTTCCGGGTCTTCAACGTCCAGGACATGATGGGCGTCGATTGGCCGGTCAACCAGTTCGCGTACGAGGCATCGAGCTACTGGTTCGGCACCGCGGTCTGCTACGCGCCCGCCTGGCTCGGCTCCGTGTGCGGCATTCAGGCCGTCTGACCTAACCGCTGCCGGCTGCGTCTCCTCCGGGACGTGGCCGGCAGCCCCATGCGAGGAGCCGGGATGGCACGTCTGCTGCCGCTTGATGGCGCCTATTCGGTCCAGGTTGAGGGCCAACTCGGCACCCGCACCTACAACAAACGCCGCGACGGAACCATTGAGGTTCCCGATCGTGACGCGAGAGCCCTGCGTCGCGAAGGCCTGGCCGTCCCGGCTGGCGCCGCCGGCCCGACCGCGCACCTACCCGGCGGGTTCACCTGCCCCGGCTGTGGGCGACGCAACTACTTCCGCACCTGCGGATCCTGTGGAGGGGCGAGCTGATGCTCAACGCTGTCAAGTTCACCGTCACCACGACCGCCCAGAAGGTCCTGGACGGCAGCCAATCCCGCCCAGGCACGATGGTCTACTTCCAGGCCGCAGCGGGCGTGACCGCCATCTACGTCGGTGGCGACAACACCGTTGCCACCACGACCGGAATGCTCGTGCCCACCGCCCTCGCTGGTGGTGGTGCACCGGTCGGGATGCTCTTGGGCGGCAACGAAATCTGGATGGTCGGCGCTGCCGCGTCGGCCGACATCCGCATCCTCTGGGTCTCCTGATGGCTCCCAAGGCCAAGGTCCCCGTGCTGCTGATGCCCGCGCCGGCCAGCACCAGCGACCTGTGCGCGGTGTGCCCACCGCAGCCCCTGGACCCGTCCACGACGCACGTCTCTTGCCCGCACGGCTCCTGGATGTTCAGCCCAGCCGAAGCGGCTACTGAGCCCGACGACGCGACCTGAAGGGCTGAGCCGTGACGACGCCCGTACCGCTGGCCCAGCAGAACATGCTGACCATCCCGTTCGTCACGGTCGCCACGTTCCGCGCCCACCCGACCTACCTGGACACCAACAATCTGCGGGGCGCCAGCAGCGTCCAGGCCGATCAGGACGCCGAGCTCAACAACTGCCTACTGATGGCCAGTGCGCAGGTCGAAAACTTCTGCAACCAGCCCATCCAGGCCCACATCTCAACCGACTTCGACCGGACCTTCGTGGACCGGTTCGGCCGGCTCAAGCACAAGGCTGAGGATGGCCCGGTTCGGCTGCTGCAGTCCTACACGTACGCGACGACCCTGAGCCAGGTCACGTCGGTGGGCACGCCCGTGTTCCGGGTCGAGTCGGACACGCAGATGATCGTCGAATTGGCCAACTCCGCCAGCTCGTGGACGGGGGCGCTGCAGTTCGGGGTGCCCGCCTCGTCGCAGGAGCTGTTCACGTCCTGGACGTACGTGGCCGGCTACGCGAACGCGACGCTGACGAACAGCCCGATCCTGGGCGCCACGTCGATCACGGTGTCGAACCCGACCGGCATTTTCGCGGGCGACACCTTGCGGATCTGGGAGCCCGGCAAGGAAGAGTCCGTCGTGGTCGGCTCCTCGTGGGCCGGACAAAACACGACCCCATTCACCTCCGCGTCGATCCCCGTCTCGGCTACGCAGTACGCCCACGCGGCCGGTGCTGGCGTGACTGGGTTCGATCAGAACTTGATGATCGCCACCATCTACTACGCCATTGACGGGCTGCAGCGGTACGGCACTTCGTCGTCGGCGTGGCCCAGCGCGAAGGTCAAGTCGGCGACGGGCAAGCGGGCCGAAGATGCCAGCGCCTGGGAGCAGAAGGCCATGCGGTTGCTGCTGACCTATCGGCGGCCGCGGTGACCGGCAGCGCCACGATTCTCGATCAGGTCTGCCAGTTCTTCGGCGGCCCGTACGACTCGACCACGCACACCTACCACACGCCGACCGTGACTGGCCTGACCGTGGTGCGGCGGGCGTTCGCCAAGCGGAACTACTTCGAGGAGTTCTTCCTCGGCGCCCCAGCGGGCACGCAGACCGGCTGTCTGCTGATCGCCCAGATCACCGGTAGCCGTGACCACCGCGAGGCCCTGCCGGCCGTTCAGGGCCGACGCAAGGTGCACTACCCGGTTGAGCTGCACGGGTTCCTGTGGTCCAAGGCCGGCTACGTCGAGGACGGCCAGGACTTCGGCTATGCCCTGCGCGACGCGATGGTGACGAAGATCCGCACCGACCCGACGCTCGGCAGCGGCGGCATCGAGAACAACGCCTTTCAGATCGGCGAGGGATCTGAGGACGGCGGCGGCGACGTGATGACCGAGCTCAATCAGTGGGTCACCGAGGACGAAGCCTCCAAGGGCTACATGTTGATCAGCTTCGAAGCCCACACGTACGAAGTCGGATAGGGGATCTTCCATGACCAAGCCAACTCCTGCCGACGTCGAACCCGTCGGGCAGCCCAGCAGCAAAAAGCTCGAGGTCGAGGTCGGCGGCGCCTGGGTCGACGTCACCGCCTTGGCTGTCGCCGAGCAGGCCAACTACGCCCAGGCCCTGGCCGAGTACACCCCGATCCGCGAAGGCGAAGGCGAGTAAGCCATGCCCACCCCAACCGTCTACCCCTCCGCCAAACAGTTCATCGGCCTGGGCAAGGAAACCACCCAGGGCACGTCGGTCGCGATGTCGGCAACGATCCCGGTCGACAAGTTCGAACCCGAGGACAAGCCGACCACGCTGAGGGACACATCGTTCCGTGGGTCGATGGCCAACCTCGCCGGGGTCATCCAGGGAGTGAAGATCGTCGAGTGGTCCCTGGAAGGGCCGGCGTTCTTCGACATGCTGCCCTGGTTCCTGATCAACATCCTGGGTGATGTGACCGACGCGGGTGCGACCCCGTTCACCCACGCCGTCTCGCTGCTCAACAGCGGCACCGGCCAGCCGGGATCGCTGACTCTGTACGACTGGCAGGGACCGCCGTCGGCCAGCAACTTCGCCCGCATCTACCCGGGCGCGTGTCTGTCGGAGCTGACGCTCAAGGGCAACGCCGAAACGTCGCTGGTGATGTGGTCGGCCAAGGGAATGGCGTGGCCGTCGTCGGTGGCGGGCGCTGCCCCCACCGCTGCCACGTCGGCGGAAACACCGCAGGCTGGCTGGCGGACCAAGCTGGGCCTGGCCGGGCCGGCGTCGGGTGGCACGCAGGTATCCACGGTTCGCGAGTGGGAAGTCACGATCAAGCGGGCGCTCAAGCCGCAGTTCACGATCGCGGCCACGCAGAACCCGTTCACGATCTTCCGTGGTCCCGTGGACGTGGAGGGCAAGCTCAACTTCGCCACCCCGGCCGACGAGTCGAACAACATGCTCTACCTGCTGAACAACACCCAGCCGCAGCTGCAGCTCGTCACGGACAACGGCCTGACGCTGATCAACAACCGCAACCTGCAGATCGACTGCCAGCTGGCGGCGTACATCACCACGAAGATCAATCGCGGTGCTGAGGCCGTGGGCTACGACGCGACCTTCGAGGCCGTAATGAACTCGACCAACGCCGGGGCGTCGGCCGGCCTGTCGCCGATCAAGGTGACCGTCGCCAACGCGACCGCCAGCTACTAACGACAGGACCCTCCATGACCGAATCGGGCCAGATCCCCGCCATCACGCTGCCATCCGGCGGCACCGTCGAGTTCATCGACCTCGACGACCTGACCACCTGGCAGGTGCACCAGGTGCGCAAGACGATCGACTCCAAGGACAGCGCAGGTCAGACCACCAACCTCCTGTTCATTGAGGCGATGCGCATCGGCATCAAGAACTGGAACGTGCCCTACCTGAACGACCAGCGCCCACCGGCGGAAAACCGGGACGCGTGGAAGTACCTCAAGGCTCGCGACGGCCGCGCCATCGAGGGTGCCCTGCAGCCCGTCCTGGACCTGCTCAGGCCACAAGAAGTGGACGACCCTGGCGATGACACACCGGGGTCCCCTACTCCGCCCGACAGCGAATAAAGGCTCTGCTGTCGGGGTGGCCCGCCGAAAGCGTACGGCCGCGGATCAGCCACGAAGACGAACTGATGGAGCGGACGGCGTCGTACGGGTTCTTCGCCGAGCGCTACCAGTGGACGCCGGCACAGGTCGACTCGCTGCCGCTCTACTACGCGCAACGCCTGCCCACGTTCGCGGCCCTCATGGATGAGGTGAACGAGGCCAAGCGGAAGGCGGCGAAGTAGATGGCTTCCGTCATCTGGCACGGCATCACGGAAGCCAAGGGCGCGCTCGACGCCATGAGCGCCCGCATGGAAGCGGCCACTCAGCGGGCCACGCGCGAAGCGCTGCACCTGATCGAGCGCCGCACCAAGGAAAAGCTCGCCGAGAAGACGCACCAGCGTGGCACGCCAACACCGTCCGGGGCGGGCGAACCGCCTGCCTTGATCACCGGGAACCTGCGCCGGTCGATCAGAGTGTCTGGGCCGGAACGCGAAATGGAGGGCTGGCGCGGACACGTCGGTCCGACCGCCGCTTATGGCCGCGCCCAGGAGTTGGGCGGCGGCCCACGCAATCTGCCAGCACGGCCCTACCTGCGGCCCTCGCTGGACGAGCTAAAGCCCGAGATCGCCGAGATCTTCCGGGCCGCATGGGCGTCGGCAATTCTGGGATAAATACAAATACCTGGGGGTGGGTGACGCATGTCCCTAGGTGGATATTTGCCGCCAGTGGTTGCCGAAATCCTTGCCCAGAATGGCGAATTTAAAGCCGCGATGAGCGAGACCAAGGCCGAACTGACCGGCCTTCAGGCCGCCACCTCGAAGCTCGCCGCAGTCGGCAAGGTTGCGATGGCCGGGCTGGCGATAGGCGTGGCGGCGGTCGCTTTTGAGTCCGTGAAACTCGCCGCGTCCTTCGACCAGACGATGGAGCTGATCCACACCCAGGACCAGGCAGCACAGTCGACGGTTGAGGCACTCAAGGGCAAGGTCCTGGACCTGGCCGGCGCGGTCGGACAGTCACCCGGTTCGTTGGCGGAAGCCCTGTACCACATCGCCTCGGTGCTGGGTCCGGCCGTCATGGACACGGTGCAGGGCCAGGCGCAGGCGATGGACATCCTGACCCAGGCGGCGAAGCTCGCCTCGCTGGGCATGGCCAACCTGGATGACGTCACCTACGCGCTGTCGGGCGTCATGAGCGTGGGCATGAAGGACATTCACAACGCCACGGACGCGGTGGCGATGATGAACGCGACCGTGGGCATGGGCGACATGCGCATGCAGGACCTCGCCGCAGCGATCGGCACCGGCATCCTGCCGGCATTCAAGACCGCAGGCTTGTCCTTCAACGACTTCGCGGCATCGATAGCGACCCTGACGGACAACTCGGTCCCCGCGAACGAGGCCGCGACCCGCCTGCGCATGACCGTGGCGTTGCTGACGGCCCCCTCGGGTGAGGCTGCCAAGGCGCTGGAAGACATCGGCCTGTCACAGATCGACGCCGCCAACGC